CAGATCTTCAGTATGCGCGATTTGAGACTTAGGGAAATAGTTTTCCTTAATTGTCCCAACTTTTTCGCGGAAAGATTCTTCACTATCAAACTCAACACCTTCAGTCAAGGAGGCGAACCGTTCTTTTTGTGTATGAGCAAGACCCTCGGATACTTCACTTACAATTCCATTTTTAATATAAGTTCCGAGTTGCTGATTTAGCTCAATATTAGTTTCGATTTGTTCATTGAGTTTTGTTTCCATTTCATCAAGCTCGGAGGTCATACCTTCGAGCACATCATATTTGTCATCTGGAATTTCAATGTAGCTTTCAGTGAAGAGGTTCTTCAAACCAGTGATGAACTCTTCAGTGATTTCATTGCGAAGACCCGAATCAATGGCGAGTTGGTTCTCTTTGACCCACTGTTCGGAAACATAATCTAGATGAGCATCAACGCGAGCCTCCATGGACTCTTTGAGAGTTGCAGTTTCAGCTGCAAGTTTCTCTTCGTAGATACCCTCAAACTTTTCGACTTGCTCAACAACTTTAGCCTTTACAGCGGCTTCAAAGATTGTGGCAGCCTTAAATTTGAAGTCTTCAGAAAACTCTTCTCCGTTAAGCAGGGCTTCAACATCGGCCCTAACATCAACTTCGATTTCAATTTTCTCAGCGACGACTTCTTCTTCTACTTCAGTCTCTTCCATTTTTGCGGAAGCGGCGGAAGGTTTAGCCTTGAGAGATTTACTACCCTCATGTGACTGTGCAGCGGCAGCTTTCTTGCCGATAGAGGCGGTGTCGTCAGGTTTGACAACAGGTCCACCTAAATCTGCGGCGGATGTTGAATTACCTGGCGTTTCGCCTTCTAGTTTTTTAGGAGCTTTATCTCCAGCATTCGCATTTGCGGTTACTGGATTTTGCTCTTCGAGAGTTTCGATCTCTTGTTCAACAGACATTGGAAAATCCTCTGGGAAAGTGTAGTATTTTCTTATAATATTTATCAGACTTGGAAATTACGAAGTAAATTCTCAAAAGCTTTGAGTTTTTTACTGGTAAGATCGTTCACCGATGAGTTATCAATGGACTCTTTAACAGCGGCAATATCAGACTCTTTCCAGAGACCGTTATTCCAAACCCAGTCTCTACCTTCCATAATACCTTCAACGAAAGCATCAGGGGCAGAAGGGTCGGCAACAATATCCGCAGCAGTGGATAACATAAAATCGTCTTTGACGATATTAGTGTCACCTCTTCTTTCAATAGAACCAAGACCTCTAGATGAAACACCAAGTCTTACACCTTCTTCAAGAAGATTTTTGGCAATTCTACCCATAGGGGTTTCTAAGAGTTTAGCTTTACCAATAAAATTGTTACCCTTTTGTTCGAGTGAAACAATTTTATGGGACACTCTATCTAGGTTAATTGAAGGGCCATCTGGATGACCTAATTCACCAAGAGCACGACCTTTAGTAACATAACTTTCGTTATAATTTGCTACTTCTCTACACAGAGTCTCAATGGGATACATTCTCCCATTGCGATTTTTTAATTCCGCTTGGAGAAAGATACCTTCAATGAAATGATTTTTTTTACCGTTGTTATCTTCCGTTAAGAAAGAAACGTCGATAATTTCTTCTGCAATGAGCTTCATGGTTGTTCTTCTGGTTGTTCTTCAGCAGTAGCTTCAGTATCATCAACTTGAGCAATGGGTTCTACCTCATCATAAGCATCCACATCGGGTTGCTCTTGATCAGGACCATTGAACATTGTTTTGGCAATCTGAGCTTTTCTTGCGGTAATATATTCAGAGCTCTTCCCGTATAGTGCATTATAAATTTTTTCATTTGCATTGAGGTGATCCTTATCCAGGATATCATCAATTACATTACTCACGGGTTGATCAACTTCAGTTTCCATACCAAATATTATGTATTACAAATATTATTTATCAAATATTCCCCTTACCATAGTCATCTGGGGAAATCATGGAGGAAAATGCGGAGTCTAAATCACCGCCTCCACCACCTTCAGGTGGAGCTTCACCACCTTCTTCTGGAGCAGCACCACCCATCTGATCCATTGCTGCCATTGGATCTTGGATGATACCCATTTCTTTTTCTTTTATAATTTGAGCATCGATCTCTTCAATCTCATCCTCAGTTTGTTTCAGAATTTGTCTGCGGACATAATCTACGGAATAGTACTTACCAAGGAATGGTTCGCAGAGGTTGACTGCATTAATGCGTTCCGTCAACATCTCCATTTCCTTCAGTTCAGTGAAGTGATTATCGAAGATGAAATCATATTGGATGTCTTCTTTTAGTTCATCCCAATCTTCAGGAGTAACAATACCCTTGAGGATAAGCTGAGTCTTCAGGATGTCATGGAAGAGTTCTGAAAAACGCTTACGGAGACGACCAACAAATTTTGCAAATTTTAGTTCATCACGAGTGATCTCATTGGAACGACCAATTGTGAATGAAGATTCTTGTTCCAGTCTTGAGAGTGGAATATTCAGAGACTTATATAGTTTCTTCTGGAAATACTTAACGTCTTCCAGTTCACCTAAATTCTGTCCACCTGGAAGAGTTGTGATCTCTGTACCACGACCACCTTCTCTACGAGGCAACCAGAAGTCTTCAAGCATACTCATATGCTTGCGATCATCTCTCATCTCACCAGTCGAAGAATCATAGACTTGTTTGTTACGATAACGACCCATGACTTCGCGGAGATATTGTTCCGCTTTCATCTTAGGCAAGTTACCAACATCAATATAGAAGATTCTTCTTTCTGGTGCTCTGGAAATTCTGTAAATCACCAGAGAATCTTCAATCATTCTCAGTTGATTGACTGATTTAATTGCTTTGTGAAGATACGAAAGAACCATATTTCTGTTATGGTCCATAACACCAGAAGGAACATAAGAAATTGCATCAGCGGCAATTTTGATTCCTTGGTTGTCACTACCCTTGTATCCTTTTGGGAAGTAAACATAGTAATCTACAGTTTCTCCGTAATCAAGTTTTAGACCAGCTTCAAGTTCTGTTCCTCTCAGTCTGTCTTTTTTAACTTCCCTTACTCTTTTAATTTTAAGTGCATCAATATATCTCAGTTCTTTGATACCTTCTTCTGGTTTATCAAAGTCAATGAGTTTATGATAAAAAATTCTACCGTCAATATACCAACGACGGAAAATCTGATGTGCTCTTTTATCGAAATCTAGTAGACGAACAATATGTTTAAATTCATCTCTAATCGATTTTTTAATCTTGTCGCTTGCTGCGAGATTTGATAGTTCAATCTCTACAGGTGCATAATCTAAATCGCTACTAATAGATTCGTTGATAATATCATCAATCGCGGAATCAGTTTCTGGATGTAATGCAATCTCTCTATATTTACGAACAAATTCAAAATCGTTATTATGCTTTCCTACTCCATCAAGGTCTAGGTACTGACCAAAATAGGCACCTGCAGCTACTGCTGAGGTGCCATCATCACTATCTGGTGGAGCAGGAGAATATAATTTCCCCTGCTTTTTTCTAGCCTCGATAGAAAATCCAAATAGTTGAGTCATTTTGTAATAGTATTTCTAATCAATACTATTTATCAGTTCTGTAAAGAGTTCTTGGTGACTTCAAAGAAATTATATTGAAATTCAACAGTAAATTCTTCGATTTGGTCATTAGACTCATAAGAAAGATCGATCGCAGAGATCGCGGAAGGCCAGGAATCATAGAAACGATATGCACGAATAACGTCCATTCCGTCAACACCTGGTGCCTCAATGTTTGCAGGTGTTTTTGATGGGTTGATTCCATCACGGCTTAATTGATAAACCGTCATATCTCTACAGTAGGATTCTCCACCGTCTGCGCCATAACCCAATTGGGCAACGTTTTCAGCGTGAGCGTTAATACCACGAGACCACTTCTCAAATGCTTTACGAATATTGAAGTCACCGTCGTTAACAACTGTTACCGACCATGGTTCAAAGGTTCTGTCTCCAGCAACCTTAAGCATTCTTCCTCTATAAGGAACTTCAATTGTACCAACACTAGATGCGGGGATCTGTGCAGTTTTTACTAGAAATTCAGAGGTTTCTGTAGCAGCTTTGGATGAATCTGTGCCGATGTCAACAACCCCAGCGAGGTTAGGGAAGTTGAGACGTACCAGAAATAGATTGGGGCGGGCGCCCCCTCTAGTCAGTTTTGATTTAAACTCTGTAATGCCTTTTGCCATTTTCTTTTAGCTCCGTGTGTTATTTATTTAAAAATCAAGAAATTAATTCATTGAAAGAAACACCCGTTCTAGTGGCAACGAAGGTGATCGTAATAAAGTTAATTGTCCTAGCAGGTTTGATGTAAATTTCTGCTTGGAATTCATTACGGTCAACAACATCTGGAGTGTTGTTAGAGTCATCACAAACGACTAAGAAGTCGTAGATACCTCTTCTTCCCTGGACATTTCTCAGATAAGGATCACATGCACCTTTGAATGCAGAGCGTGTAATTTCATCGTTGATCTCAAAGAGTTGGAACTTAGAGAACCTAGCAATGTTTTTCTCCACTTCAATAAACAAACGACGAACGTTAATTCTATCAAATGCAGATGGAGAAGACAATGCAGTTTTATCACCGAATAAAACAATACCCTGACCTGGGAAAGAAACAATAGGATTGATTCTTGCAGTGTAAAGTCTATCTCTTTCAGACTGCTTTGGAGAATATGCAAGTTTGGTTGCATTTCTTAGGTTTCCTCTGTTGTAACCAGCAGGAGAGAACCACGTTTCTGAGTTGATTGTTGTACTGATGCAGAGACCTGCAACGTCAGCAGCGCAAGGGAGATAACGGTAGGTATCGTTGTACTTATCGTAAACGTACTTATAACCACTATCAAAAATTGCATAAGAAGTAGATCCAAGTGTGTTGAAGAAATCAACAACTGCATCAGTTTTCTTAGTAGAAGTAGTAGAGTTGATTACATCTGTTCTCTGTGGAGAAACAACTGCAATACAATCTCTTCTGGATTCTGCAACACTGATTAGTTTTGCAGCACCAGAGGCTGTAATTTTACCTGGAATCAGGAAGTCGATATCAGCAAATTCTTCTGGATCAAGAATTAGATCGTAAGATGCTTCAACCTGTGCTTGGATTGAAGTAGCTGCACCAGCAAAATTGTAGTCTGCACCACTCGCAAGTTTCTTA